CAGACTCCGACAAAACAACCGGGCCTACGGCTATCGCGGACTAAAAATCTTCACTTCGCTAAAGCTACGTTTCCAGGATTTTCAGCGGAGGATCTGCTTAAGCAGCCAGTGACAGCAGACAAGGTGCCATTGCGCCGATTTGATTTGATGCCTCTTATGGAAAATAAGCCATTAGATTGGGACCTCGAAGATGGTATTGAATCTGTTCAATTGGTTCTGATGAAGGTTAAAGACTTAGCCAGGGATGGTCGGGTGCAAATTGAGGTGCCCGCTAAAAGCAATATGGCTTTGCATGAATACGCACTAGAACATTTTGGAGAACAAAACCCCTTGTCGTCTGGCGGATTTTCGCCGGTACAGGCCAAGATCAATATCCGTTTCCACCCTGAAAACGGGCATGGGCGAGGTAAGGTTCTGCCTGTAAAAATCTCGATGCCAAACGGTTGTGACTTAAGAAGCCGAACTGATAAGGAGCGATTAATTGGAGTGAAGTACCTCAAGCGTTGGGGCTTGCTCGAAGAGGTTCAAGAATGAGCGCCACAGTCACGTTGAGCAGAGGCGCGCTTGCGCTTCTGCTTAGGTTGCTCAACTCACCGTCCGGCGTTATTTCAGGTGAGGTTATGCATGAACTATCGCCAGGCGGCAGCGAGGAGTTAATCAAAGCTGGAATTTTAAATCCATCAACTTACGTTTCATCAGAGATTGAGGTGGATGAGAATGCTCATGAATTAGTTTGGTTTTCCGATGACAAGTGCTACAAGTATTTTTCTAGTGGTGCAGGTTGGATCGCTGTTTCATCGGAAAAAGTAAAACACTATGCGTTGCATATAGATGCCGTATTGGATTGGTTCAAAGGGATTTTTGAGATTGGCGGCATGTATCGAACAACTGAAGTTCATACACAAATGCTTTGGTTCTTAGGGAGTGCTCGGTTTGGAAAAGCGAAGTTAAGCATATACTTTGTGAGAGGCCTACATACTGCGCATAACGTCCAATTGTTTTTGTCTGCCTTGAAGAAGGAAGTTGCGAACGCCCCTGCAATTTTTGTTACCTCCTCAAATATTGATCCCTCTTTTGTCCAGCTGCCATTGGATATGGCGCTCGTCACAGTCGACCAGATCTTTTCTAGAACAGAAAAAAATGTCACGCTAGATCATGGAATGGTTGGGTTGATTATTAATGGCGGTAAGGACACCGGTTCTGGTGAGGGAGGCATTGGACTGAGGTTTTCCACCGATTACCGTCTTGTTTATTGGAATAGTGATGAGTACAAACTGACTAAGAAGCAGGCGGCCGTAATGGAGGCTTTAGATCGGGAAGGTGGCAGAGCTCATAAGGATTTGTTGCGAGCAGAGGCAAACACGAATGAAGCAATTCACCGTATTATGCGAAATAAAGTTCAGGGGGAGTGGGTGCAACACCCACTGTGGAACTCCCTTATAAAAAGCAGTGGGAATGGCTACTACATGATTAGCAGTTAGCTTGGCCAGTGATTTATATCACGCTCTATCAGGCTTATTGAATCGACAATGTCAGAAAACGGTGGGGATTCTTTATATATCATTCCCGACGATAGCATTTTTTCATAGTCTGATTGCAGTTGCTCTATGGTTTTGTCATCAGGCAGTAGCTTTAACGAGCCAGCCAAGCAATCGTCATAATTTGCGTAGCGAGCGTTGTAAAAAACTTTTTTATGCTCGACGACATTTTCAAATAGTGCGCGGTTATTGATGGCGCTCTGGCCTAACTGGTGTTTGGATAACATAACTAAGTCATACCAGTGTCTAGAAAGGCGTTCGGCGTTTTGTTTTAGCTCGCCTCGATTGCACTCAACGTGAATGAGTGTCGCCTTCTCCCAAAATGTGCGTTCAGGAGATAATACGACCACTTGGCAAGAAGGGTATCCAACACCTTCAGTGATTGATGCAATGTACGGCGTTATCGTATGAGTTTCATTTGGATCGATGACATTGCGCCCACCTAGTTCAATCAGTATTCGAGTCTTGAGATAATCGTCTGATTCTTCAACGACAGATGGATAGCTTACCCAAATCTTTTCACCGCTATCGTCAATTTCAATCGAGTGCGAATTTTTTGTGGGCAGTTTATTTAATTCTGATTGAAGGTGCGGAACAACGACTTCCTCAGCATAGAATTTTACGTAACCTTTGAGGCGGTCACTGTATTTGGCTATTTGATTTTTGCTGGAACCATCGTCAAAGGGGTCAAACGTTGCAGGGTGATCTTTATAGTCAACATCATCAAAATGCTTGTAATCCAATGTAATGTCTACATCTTCGGAGAAACGATCGATAATGTCGTAGACTTTCGAAAGAGAGGTACCGCCTTTGAAAGCCATTGGGTGAGCGTTAGGCATTGAGAATAATGTTTCAAGCGCCCAGCAAACCCAGACATCTTTTTCAAGAACAGACTCCTGCCTGCCTAGTTGGGCAGCTGCGGTTTGTAGGATGTCTTTTTGATCTTCAGCAGAAAGTTCCAGATAGGCTTCAGGCATACATTTCTGCCTTCATATTTTGCAGGTTGTTAAAAGACTGAATAGCCTGGCTCATCCATGCCGGTTTTGAGGCAGAGAGAAATTGCTCATACTCACTTTCGCTCAATCCTTCACGTATCAGTAGAACTGTTTCGCCATTCACCTGCTCTTTTCCCAAGTACCACAGAGCCGTTAACGCAAGTCCTGCTTTCTTACCTGCGAACTGAAGTTTTCGGTGGCTCGAGGTATGCATCAGTTTAACTTTCAGGTTGCCGACCTGTATCTCACGAGAAGGGCCGCTCGTGTAGTAGATGGGCTTGGTTGGCATCTGGGTGGAAATCTTAAACCTTCTGGCCGCTTCAGCCCCATGCACCTGAATAGTTTCGCCATGACCCTTGGCGATTACTTCAACCACTCGTGAAACGTCTGGCATTACCTTGCCGACAAATCGACTTTTCTTCGGGCGAACGAAAACACCGCGTGCCACGCGTTCAATCACCCCTTCTTCCACAAGCCTTGAAATGGCTTTGTCTACAGCAGGGCGAGATCCAAGGTTGAGAAAGCGATTAGTCGCGAAGGGTTCACCCTTTTGCATTCTCAGAATCTTACTTTTGATGCTTTCAGCTACTGACATGGCTTTAAACTCCTATCTACGTCCGAAAAACTAGCACATTTTCTGACATTATGCAAGCTCTGTGGATGTGGGGCTTGTTGGGCTGATGATTAGGTAACTTGCTGAAATAAATTGAAATACCACCAAAAATACCACCTTTACCACCCCCAAGAATACCACCCTCTACCATGCATCATTACCTCACGTTTTCGCAATAACCATTAGGAGTGCAACGTGAGTGTAAATCATATGAACCAACGGCAATTAGCCAACCGCTGGGGTGTCAGCGAAGCCACATTGGAGCGCTGGCGCTCTGAAGGCATAGGCCCCGTCTTTCTCAAACTACAAGGTCGCGTGATGTACCGCCTCGAAGATGTCGAGGCCTATGAACAAGACTGTCTTCGCAAGAGTACCTCTGAGCGTGTAGCAGGAGGTGACGCATGAGTCTTTCTCTAGAACAAGCCCAAGCCATGAGCATTGGTGAATTGGCAGGTATGACTGCTTCCGAGCTAATGCGTGTCCAGGCCGAAGCAGCCAATTACCTGCGTAATGCCAAAGAACTCAAAGACTGGATCGATGGCGCGATCGCCATGAAGTACGACCAAAAAGTCAGTGAGCTAAGAACTCAACTCGGCAAAGACACCGGGACCGTCAACTTTGATGACGATGGGATACGAGTGTCATCTGACCTTCCGAAAAAGCCTGTCTGGGATCAATCGCAATTATCTGAAATCGCTCAGCGAATTTCTGCCAGTGGCGACAACCCAGCCGAGTTTCTGGACATCACTTACAAGGTGGCCGAGCGCAAATACACGGCTTGGCCTGAAAACCTTCGAACTATTTTCGAACCCGCTCGGACATTAAAAACCGGTAAACCCACCTTCCGTCTCAGCCTTGCACAGGAGAAATAATCATGACGATTTTTATTAATGAAACAGAATCTTTTTTAGACAGGTTGCGTAAGAGCAGTTTTACATTAGAGAAACTACCTGACGAAATTTCTATCCCAAATGTCTCTGACGAAGAAGAGCCTAAATGTAAACCGCTGCTTCTTGCAACTGTTGATGACATCGCCTTTGCACAGCAAGGCTTGAACAAAGAACTTAGTCGTATTGTTCAGGAAATGGATTCGCTGCGTCAGGTACATGATCTCGCTCGGAAACACGGTGCCAAAGGCGCTGACTACGCGCTTGAGTTTCTGCGTGAACATGGGGAGGTGAAGTAATGGCCTTTCCAATTATTACGGCCGATCAGCGATTGGCAGAAAAGCGCGGGATCAAAGGCTGCATTCTTGGTCCCTCAGGCATCGGAAAAACCAGTTTATTGTGGACGGTCGATGCGGCCAAAACCTTGTTCTTCGATTTGGAAGCGGGTGATCTCGCTGTTGAGGGGTGGACTGGCGATGCGATTCGACCGCGCACATGGCAGGAGTGCCGTGACTTTGCGGTATTCATTGGCGGCCCAAATCCTGCGCTACGGGATGAACAGCCATACAGTCAAGCACACTATGAAGCAGTCTGCGCTAAATTCGGTGACGTTAGCAGCATTGATAAATACGACACGGTGTTTATCGATTCAATAACTGTTGCAGGTCGCCTTTGCTTGCAATGGTGCAAGGGACAACCTCAGGCGTTCAGCGGACGAAGTGGTAAACCTGATACGCGTGGTGCTTATGGTCTTCATGGGCAAGAGATGATTGCTTGGCTGACTCATCTACAGCACACCCGCAATAAGAATATCTGGTTTGTTGGCATCCTCGACGAAAAAGTCGATGACTTCAATCGTAAGGTTTATTCACCACAGATAGATGGTTCAAAAACGGCTCTAGAGCTGCCAGGCATCGTTGATCAGGTCATCACACTTGCGGAAATTCAAAGTGATGATGGCCAGAAATATCGCGCCTTTATTAACCACACCCTAAATCCCTATGGCTATCCAGCTAAAGATCGCAGTGGGCGACTTGATGTTATCGAGGAGCCACACCTAGGTCGACTTATGGAAAAAATTCATGGGCCAGTAACACCTCCGTCAGATCGCCTGACCTTTGCTCGCCCAGCACCTATCGAAACCCAAACCAATACTGAAGCTCGCTCCAGTGCATCCATGCACCCGCGAGATACCGCTCATCCTGAACATAAAGGAGTCCAATAATGACGACTTGGAATGATTTTAACTCGGCTGAAGACCAAAACAATTTTGATGTAATCCCTAAGGGCACGATTGTAAAAGTGCGCATGACCATTCGTCCTGGTGGGTACGATGATGCGTCGCAAGGTTGGACTGGTGGTTATGCCACCCAAAGCATGACCACTGGCTCTGTTTACTTAAATTGCGAGTTCGTGGTGCTCGATGGTCCATATGCAAAACGGAAAATGTGGAGCCTCATTGGTCTGCACAGCCCTAAAGGCCCCGAGTGGGCAAACATGGGCAGAGCGTTTGTAAAAGGGATCTTGAATTCATCTCGGGGGTTGCATCCTCAGGACAACTCACCCCAGGCACAACAAGCCCGTCGCATTCAAGGTTTTGCCGATCTTGATGGTATTGAGTTTGTTGCCAAAGTTGAGATGGATAAGGACCAAAATGGTGATGATAAAAATGTCGTTAAAACCGC